CTCGCCACTCCGACAAAGAAGCCCGAAATCTTACTCCCACTCCTTCCGAGCGCATCACTGGCCCGGTCAAATGTGGCGGCATTCTCACCCAGCAGGCGGGCGGTCTCGGAGATGTTCCCGGCAGACTTGAAATTCGGGTCCATGAAGACCTGAAGCAACTCGCCGCCCGATTTCCCAAAGAGGGCCATGGCCGCTGCCGACCTCTCCACACTATTCGGAAGCTGGGCGATGGCATTGCCTATCTGTGCGAACGCCTGTCCGCTGTCCATCGAGGCTAGGCTCTGAGGGTCGAGGCCGAGCCCCTTGAGCACGTCACCCTCCTTGCCCCCTCCGACCGCAGAGGCGAGGGACTTCTGCATTTTATTCACCGCAGGGCCTAGTTTCTCTGCATCCACTCCGGCATCCTTGAACGCGATCCGCAGCCCGTAAAGTGACTCGACGGCGACGCCTGTCCGATTCGAGAGATCGACCATCTCGCCCCCAAGATCGAGGGCACCCTTCATTCCGGCCATAGAAGCCCCGATGGCGGCGATGGATGCAGCCGCTCCGGCCATCGCGGCGGTATTGATGGCCCCGAGGCCGATGGAGCCGAGTTTCTTGGCGGCGGCACCGACTTGGGAAAAGGCCCCTAGGACGGCATCTTTCCCCGTTACGCCAATGCTGACAGATACGTCGCTCATGCTATAGCTCCCGTGCTGTCAAACAGGCTTGATCAGCCGCCGATCAAAATGGTGCCGACGCTTTTTTCAGGGCTTCCTTAATTTCTTTTCCTAGAGATCGGTAAAACTTCTGGCGGGAGATCCTGATGGCTTCCTTGTGATCCGTAGGACGAAGAGCTTTGTCAGCCCATGGGAGCCTATTTACCAATGTGATCTTGGGTAGATCATTGGTGGCATTATCACTTACCGAGTGAGGAACGGCTGATGCATGCCGCTTAACCCACGCAGGAATGCCGCGAAGCGCATCCTGCACATCAGCCTTGACAGAGATGGCACAGGCCGCCCATGCGGCCTTGGTCAGCCCCACTAGCTTCTGTTTCTCCTTGATGTATTTCTCCAGATCCTTGGATTTGTAGACGACGATGCGTGTCTGCCAGTTCTTACGAACCCGTCCATAGTCATTGCGAGTTCGCTTGTGGATAGATTTATCGACAGTTGGATCAACCTTTAGATTTGAGAACCCCTCGGATGATGACAGCAAATCCTGAAGGGCCGACAGCCCGAGTCTTGAAGTCTTCTTGGTTATCCGCTTCTGCTCTTTTCTACGATTCTGAATCCTGTTTCCACCATCGATCGCGGCAATGATGGCATCGCGGAGTTCAAAGTCCCTGACAATAACCCTTTTAACAACTTCCCTAAGACTTTGCTTTGTTCTGCCGTGAAGAGTTTTAATCGGGGCCGCAGGCGTATAGACTCGGAGAATATCGTTTTGAGTGGCAATCTCCCCCTTTTTCTTTGCTTCATTGTTCCGGCCATAAGGAGGGACGGAGTAAGCTAGGTTGACAGCCATGAGTCTGGCACTCCGGCGAAGGGTAGAGGCCACGCATTTGCCAGTAGCCTCCTTATACTTCAAAAGTCGTTTTTGAAGTTTTTTGTCGTCAATCTGAACTTTTGGCGTGGCCATACCTCTTTCAACACCTGTCAAAGCTGGGAATCATTTGATTTCTATTATTTACAAAAACCCTTTTACATGGGATATTTGATCCATGAACTTCTCCGTGTCCGAGCCAATGCTGGCGGCGCGTTTCCACATCTTCGCAGGGGTGGAATTGCCCCTGATGGCTTCCGCAAAATATGACGGGATCAGATGCCTGATCGTGGAGCGCGAAGGACGACCCGCAGCCGTCACCAGAACCATGCGACCGATCCCGAACATGGCCACTCGCCGATGGCTGGAGGAGAATTGTCCTATCGGCTTCGATGGGGAGCTTATCGTCCGGGGGGAGGATTTTCATGGAACCTCTTCCGCGATTATGAGCCGAAACGGGAAGCCCGATTTCCTCTTTGCCCTCTTCGACTATATCGACCCGAAGAGTCCCACCCCTCTCTCGACTCCATTCCGTGAGCGGATTGCGCGACTGGATTCCGTTCTCTCATCGCTCAACCTTGGGGGCCGTGTCCTTCGCATCGAGCAGACGACCATCGTCTGCATCACCCAACTGGACGACCTGATGGCTCAGGCGCAGGACGCCCGGCATGAGGGGCTAGTCCTGCGCCGTCCTGATGGCATTTACAAGACGGGACGCTCCACCGCAGAAGAGGGGTTGATGATGAAGCTGAAGCCCCAAGAGGATGCGGAAGCCGAGATCGTGGGATTTGAACCAGAACGCCAAGACTTTTTCACCCCTGACAGGCTTGGGGCATTCTCCGTTAGGCTCCTGAGTGACCCGACGATACGCTTCCATATCGGGACGGGACTGACGGATCGCCAGCGCGGGGAGTTCTGGAATCGGAGAGAATCAATGCGCGGGAAGATCCTTCGCTTCAGTTACCAATCGCGTGGGATGAAATCCGCGCCCCGCTTCCCTGTCTTCCAAGGAATCCGAGATGAATCAGACATCTAAGCGCGGAGGATGGAGGCCGGGGTCAGGCCGCAAGAAGGGAAGTGGAAAAGGCCGTGTCTCGGTGACTGGATCTCTCTCCATGCCGAGAGAGATGTGGGAGAGGCTGGATGCCATGAGGGGTAGCATCTCCCGAGGGAAATGGCTGGCCTCAAAACTTCTCAAATAGGTTCATCCTCCCCCGTGTCAACTGCCGCAAAGGCCAGCAACTCACCGATCTGGACATCGGCAGGAGCCGACTCCTTCACCGTCCAGACATCGTGAGAGCGCAGCGCGGCGTGGTAGTAGGCATTCACCCGATACACGGGCATCTCCATCAAGGCCTGCTCGCTGAAGCCCCCTTCCTTGGCCAAGGTGAAGACCAAGGCCGCGAGGGAAGGAGGCTCGATCAGTTTGGGGGTGCGGTCTCCGAGGAAGAAGAGGGCTTCGCGATCACCTCGACTGCGGTCTCCTTCTCAAGGCCCGTGACGACTACGAACCAATCGGCTGCGGCCTTCAGGTCGTCGTCACTCACCCCCTCGAGGAAGGCATCCTTGTCCACGAGGTAGGCAGACTTGTTGAGCGTATTCAGGGCGACCCGATCGATGGGGGCGGCGATCAGGTAGATGAAGGCAAAGAGGATCTCCTCATTCCGATCTGCCTCGTCGATGTCGAGCCAGCGCAGGATGCGAGAGAGCTTGAGCTTGACCCGGTTCGAGTAGGGGCGAACCTTCACCCCGGCGATGACCGGCTCCTCGGCGTAGAGGCGTTCGTTCAATGTTTCCTCGCTCATAACATTACAGCTTGGCAAGGAGCTTCTGACGCTCGGCCTCGGTGGCATTCGCCGGGATGTAGGCGGCGCGGCCTCCACGGGTGACCTTGATCGTCGGGGAGGCATTCTTGATCTGATCGCGGAGGGAGTTGACGTTCTCCATGAGGCACTTCATGAAGGCGATGGGGTGGTCGGGATTCGCCGCGATCCATTCCCTGTCCTGGTATCGCTTCAGGAACTCGGCCTGACTGACCTTCTCACCCTCAAAGGCGCGGAACTCGATCTCGGCATCCTTGAGCAACCAGACAACCGTGCGCCGGGGCTTGCCGTCATTCCCCTGCTCGATGGTGTCGAGGTAGCCATTCTCACCGAGGGAGCCGCCAGAGGTGAGTGCCGCCGCGACGGCGTGGGTATTGGCAGAGGAGAGTGGGTGCTGGTGGTCGACCAGCACGGAGAGCTTTTCGTTGGTATTCATCGGTTCATTCGAGACTGTTAGTGGCGTGGTGGCTGTTAGGCCGTGGCTCCTGGGAACTGCTTCCCGGAATACTTCCACGAGGCGAAGTCGTCGTTCTTCTCAGTCTTGGAGTATGAATCGATGACGATGATCCCTCCCGAGATGGTGGAGGGGATGTTCGAGGAGGCCACTCCTAGCGTGATCGAAGGGTAGTCGCCCGATCCCTCCACGGAGAACTCGGCTGTCGGGTCGTAGGTGCAGGCGGCAGAGAAAGCCCCGGTGCGATCCTTGAGCACCTTGGTCTCGGTCTTGCGCGAGGTCGTGACCTTGGAGATGGTGCCGGAGGTGAAGGAGGAGATGCCAATGGCGGCGGTGACGGCGGGCATGGTGGGTGGTCGGTTAGGGGTGGTGGGTTGCTCTTAGCTCCACTTCATGGCCTCGATGGAGAAGTCTGGGAAATCCTCATTGGACTCATCGACGGAGACGGAGGTGACGACCGCTGTGCCGGAGCTGACATTGGCATTCGCAGCCACAAGCGTGAGGGCAGGAGCACCCTTGCCCTTGACGCTAATCTTGGTCTCGGTGAATGGAAGCGCACCGACCTGCTTGGTGACGCCGGAGGAGTCCCTGATCGTCTTGATCTCCTTGGACTCGTCCTGAGTCACCTCAGTGATGACGCACCCAGCTCCGGGGCTGACAAGGGCTTGAAATGTGGAAGAGATTCCGATGGCAGGCATATATTACTTAGAGGGCTGGGGTTCGGGAGCAGGGGCGGGTGATTTCACGACATCCTTCTCGAGGATGAGGGGGTTGGGCTTCTCGCTCATGGAAGTGAAGGCGTGTCAAATCGCGTGTGGGAACACGGGATAGTCATGCGAGCCGCAGGGCGAGCAGTCCCGAGATCAGCAGATCAAGGGATGCCTGATTCGGGAGAATCGGCAGACAAATGAAGCCGCGAGGCGTCACTCCGAGACGCCGACCACGGCCTCCACCTCGGCGACCAATGAGTTCGCGTCCTGACTTGTCTTGGTTCCAGTTGACCAGACTCCGCGGAAGGCCGGTGTGCCACTGACGCTCGGCCAGTTGGCAGTGAGAGAGGTGGAGGTCAGGGCGGTGTCCAAGCCCTCGAGCACGGCATCCAGCTCGGAAAGCGCGGAGGCTCCAAGCAGGGCCGGAGAGACCACACGGATGGTCACGGAGGCCTTCCAGAGATTCCCCGCCACATGGTCCACCGAGGCCACAGAGATGACCAGTGTCGTGGTCTCCGGGGGGATCTCCTCGTAGCTTGTCCCGGTATGGATCACTGCCGTCGGGAAGGAGACGGCGAGGGCCGTCTTGAAAGCGGATTCAATGGCTAGGGGATTCATTTAGGAAATGACGAAGGATGAATGATGAATGATGAATGGAGGCTCACCGGCTCGATCTCACCGCATTGACGACGATCACCGGATTCGAGATGTCGCCCTTATTGCTGACAGCGAATTCGACGAGATAGCTCTCATTCTCCTCCACAAGAAGTAGAGAAGCCCCCTTCTGTGGCTCTGGTGATTTGCCAATCGGCCAGGTGGCGGTGATATTCGACGAGGTAGCGAAACCTCCCATCTCAAGGCTGTCAGTGCGCTGAGGAAACGAAACAAGAGCAAAGAACGGAGTTCCTCCGTTGATCCTGATTCGGCAGCCTTCGGAATCCGCAAGATACTTTACTCGCTTCCTGTGGCTTCTCTCTTTGGTGCTGCGCTTCACACCAGATCGTAGGTGTCAAAACAGCCTTCAGCCTTCAGTCTTCAGTCTATCCACCTTTCTCCACAAAAAGCAGAAGGCCGTCCCCCACGCACGAGGGACGGCCTTGCTTGGTTTGCCTAGTGGGAGGACTTAGGCGGCGGCGACGATGAGGCCCATCGTTCCGGAAGTGACGGCCTTCGCGGCTCCGAACATCACCTCGGCGGAGGCGACGATCGCGCGGGTGCTGCGATCTGCCATCACGTT